CAGAATCTACTATTGTAAAGTGGCACTCTCTAAATTCATTGTCGTATCCCGTAAACAAACCCTGAGTTAAACTACCCAGATTGTTGTTTTCAGAGGTTAATATAGTTTTATCTTTAGTTAATCCTACTATATAGTTTTTGTAGGAATTAGTTAGGGATACTGGGTTAACACCCTCCCCAGATAGTTTCAATAATTCACTTCTTTCTGTATCTAAAAAGAAAGCACCCGTAGGAGTGACTATTGACTTATTGTAATATTTAGACCCGTACTGAGTGGTTAAATAGTCATATCTATCCATTACTGTTCCAGTACCAGATGCTATCTGTATATCTGCAGAAGCTCCCTCGCCTTGAATTAATACTCTAGAATTTATAGAGATTAAACTAACTCCATCCGACTGTATGCTGTATAAGTTATTTCTATAATTTAAAAGATCTACAATTTCTCCTTGCTTTAAAGGTAACTCTATAAAGTCGTTAGATAAAAAGGAACTCCAAGCATCTTGAGGTTCACCAGCAAGCTTTACCTGCGAAGCAACTATCTTATTTTTGAATTGAGTATTAGGATTGAATCCAGCAGGCTTTTGAACATAACCCTTTGTGTTTATGGCTTGGTGATAAGCAAAATTATACTGGTATGAATCTTCCTGTGTTGTTACCGCAGTTAAACTACTTCCATAATAAGATCCAGACCTGTAACCCATATTATAAGAACTTTCTAAAGGTACAGCTATTCCAAAAGACTGAACATTATCTGAACTAGATTCTTTGAACGTAGATAGGCTGGTATACATATCGCAAAACGTATCCCCACCATCTATATTTACAGTTGAAACTTGTGAGTTAAAATCGTCAACTGGAGTAAAATCAGAGCAAGGAATATATCTAGTATTTTGAAGAGCAGTACTACCTGCGCCCCCATACTGCTCAAAGTTTGTTCCACCACTACCATCATCTGTATCTCTAACTAAATCAACCACCCACTTACCTTTACTCCATCCAGTTGTAGGATAATCATTACTCCCAATAGGGTTAGTATAACCCCAATCAATACCATCATCTTCACCCACAAGGATTCTGTTGCCCGTAGTGGTGTTTTTAAATGCACCACAATTAATCCAATTTCCATCCATTGAAATTAATAGCTTTGTTGACGAGCCTATTACGTCATTACCCCTTAAGGGTCCGTCACCGACTAGACCTAATGAATTTATAGAACCCTCATGAGTTGGAGATGCATCACCATCCATGGCTGCTTTATTTATAAAATTAGCACTCCACCCTGTATCTGTAGAACTTACAACTTCACCATTAACAATTGTTTTTACATAGACGGTATCCTTAATTATTTCATTAACCTGAGTTCCATCATAACTAGAACCAATCTCGCTTAAATTACTTACAGAAATATTAGCGTATTGAGCTGTATTTCCTGAGTACGCAGTAAATTCAGTGAAATCACTTCCTAGCTTTACTGGACTGTATTTATACAAGCCTGAGTGAATACCATTAGGTAATTGTGCGTCTGTTTGAGATAAGCCATCATAAATAATAATACCCCTCTCTTCGTAATTACCTACAGTACCTCTTCCAACCATAAGATACGAGGGTTGGATTTTATACCCACTACCAAGTAGGTAATTTTTACCTCCTATAGTTACGTCTGGAGTGTCTAATAGCATTCCAGAATTTCCTGAAGACAATTGATTTCTAAGTTGAGATTCATGACCAGAAGAAAAACCTGTTACCGCACCATTATTAACCCCTGATATTCTAAGTCTTGTATTTGCTAACCACCCAACACCATAAAGCCCACTAATAGTGGAGTCGGTATCTGTGTCGTCATACTTAAATACGTCACTAGCCAATCCTTGAGTTATCATTACCTTATCCTCATCTGTAACTTCTGCTCTAACTATTCTGTACCCTGAAATTATATCTGTTACAGCGCTTGGAAGCCTAACGTCTATTCTGGGTATTAAAGCGTGAGCCGTTACAGTTCTATACTCTGTGCCTCCAGCAGATAAGTTAGCCATACTAAATGGAGCCCAATTATTAGGAGGATAGTTGGATGTGTTATTAGCCTCTACACCTGATCCAGAAGCATTTAACTTCCAGTAATTAGGATCATTACCATCAGGCATTTTTATATCGCCTATATGATGCACAAAACTTTCTAATCCATTTTTATCAATTAAAATAATACCAAACCTATAGCACTCTCCCCTTCTAAAACTCCTAAATTCATTATCCCACTTTGGGTTTATAGGACCCTTGACTGAGTTTAGGTAATTTGAATCTACTGTGCTTACTTTAAATGGAACATTATAATACCTATCCTGACCACTTGTAACTTCTTTTTCTGTTGTTGCAAAATAACTTTCACTACCAGTGGCGTGCTCATCTATAGGATAGCTTTCGTGTTGGAATGTTATTCTGAATCCGTCATTACTGCTATTAGTGTATCCAGGAGTTTCAGCCCCTAATACATATTTTGGGTTAGCTCCAGTACCGTAGTTATTTGGAATAAACTTGAAAAAATTAGTAGCGTCATCTTCAGGGCTAGTAAGGGTGTAACATTTTTTATGTCTATGCTCGTTCAGTCCAGCAGCGCCAGTCTGACCTGAAAAGCTACTATGAGAACCGCTATTCCATACAGCCTTATATGACTTTACTTTATAACTATCCAGCAAGGAAGCTATATCGTCAATTGACTTATATGTAGGGCTTAACCTTGAATGATCTAAGTTAGAACTGTAAAGCCTATTATCTTTTTGAGCTAAAGACTTACACGTATCCCAAACTGTGTTTTTAATTAAAACATCTGCGATGCCACCTTCGACTAAGGTTTTAGTTTCAAATCCACTATGAACAAATTCATGAGTTTCACCAAGTAATTCTGCCTTTTCAATAATGTGTATAGTACTAACATTAGGACCAACAAAGTGAATTTGAGCAACCTCTATATGAGTATAATTAGTTGGTATACCAGTAATACCTACTTTAACTGTGTGAGCTGATATATCTGATCCTGTCGCCCCTTTAATTGTTAAGCTATCACTCCCTTGAACGTTATTTATAGGTATGTTGATAGCTCTAGACATTGGAGACCAATCCGTATAATTAGATTGGTTTTCCGTATTAAACCTATAAACATAACTATAAGAACCGCAAAGTAAATTACCACCATTATCTGTGAAACTAGACACTGTGGCTGATGCCATAATGTTAGGCTTAAACACTTTAAAGTCAGATACCGTCAATGCGCTTATATCTTCTTTGACGTTAATAGACAGTAGTGGTGATATACCATCTGTACAATATATACGGTGTATATTTTCTGTTTCAGCGATAGCCTCCATTTCTATTTCACCAGCATCATCGCTGAACAATCCTGCTCCACTCCAAAGAGCAGAATCTAATGATCCATCTAGACTAATATCCCCCAAATAGTCTATTATGTATTTTCTTATCTTCCAGTTCTTATTAGAGGCAGTTAATTGACCTTCTATAGTTATGATATAATCATCAACCACTACAGCTCCATGAATAACATACCTGTTTGTACCAGTATAGTAAACACCATCTGTATGAGTATTTAAATTCCATTCCAATTGTGGACCCTGGATATTCTCTAGCGAATATGAATTATCTCCATTAGTGACTACACGAATATTAAGTCCTGTGAAGTAAGATTCTTTAGGTTGGTATGCAGGATCTAAATCCGTTACCATACCTCCACTAAAAGTGTTTGGTTTAGATTGCTCTGCCATAGTTATTCTCTCTCAGGGATTAATGTATTCCAATACTTTGCTATGTTTCTCATCTCAGCTTCTGAAGGTAAATTATCTTTACCTCTCGCTTGGCCGCACAACCAATACCATCGCTTCTCTAAATCCTGAACTATATATCTAGCAATCTTACCGTTATAATATTCTATAGATTTAAACCTCCACATAATATACTGAGCAACAGCATCTTCATGTCCTTGTTTTATTGTTGGGAATCCTTCATCATCTGTAGCTAAAGCTTTGTAAGCTATATCTACCGTTCCTTCTTTAACATTAGAAAAATGTATATAACTACCTACTATCCAATACTTGTCACCAGAAGAATCTGCTTTAAATGTTTTTTGAGTGGGCTCCATAAATGTAATACCTTTCACATCTATTAAAGTCATTAAATCTGTAGGTAATAAAGCTTTGCTGTCAGTCACGGTTAAAGCAGACTCCTTGTCTGTAAACGTACTAAAGCTGCCTATCTTTTCCTCAGCCTCAAAAGCCCATTCTATAAATGACTCTATATGTTCTGATGGATTATTCAACCCTAAGTTACGAGCTACATTTCCAATTATTCTTTTAACACTAACTTGCATTGTATGTATCTTTTAATAGTTCTCTGACTTTTTTAGCTGGATAAAGTTTACACTTATGGAAACCTTTACCGCCTTTAGCCCAACTTATTTTATAATAATAATCATCTAATATAGGAACCTTGTACCTAACAGGCTCACCTTTCAGTCTGGATTCGGCAATATCTTTTCGTATATGAAAAGCTCTAGTATGCTCTTTCTTTTCTACATGCAAGAATCCTAAACCCAAAGGTAAGAAAATTCTTTGTTTTCTAACCACTAAGTCTCTGGCTAGAATCTCGAAAAATTTAGTAACTATTTTAAAATACAAAGAGTAAGGTATAGCTTTTGTCTTTTTCCTGCCAGACGCTTCTACTCTTACTCTACTGGATATTTGTTTATAAATATCTTTATATGTTATGTATGACATTATTTACCTTGAGCTTGAACTTCTCTATCTCCTTCCATTTCATTATTAATTACATCTCCTGTAGTTTTAACCGTCATGTTTAATTCAACCTTAGCGATTGATTCAATCAACGGACCAACAAGCTGTGATGGTAATGGGTATTCGGAGTCATCTCCTCCCCATCCAGATACAGCGCTAGGATCTTCTGCTATACCAATTATCTTCACCTGCTCTCCTTCACCTGATCCAACAAAGTACAACTTAGTACCTTCTTCAAGGAAAAACTTAGGCATTACAGATGTAAACCTACTATGCTCTTGGAATGCTATTTTATCTTGAGTTGTTCTAGCGAATATCATGTTACCATCTACAGATGTCACACTAGTTATTCCTCTAGTATCTCCGTATGAGGCTATTTTAGGCAGTGTAAGGAACGATCCCTCGTCTGGGGTTGTGAATATACCTAAGTTCTGAGTAGCGCCCTGTGGGATGTTCTTTCCGTTATTCGTATATGCTTCCAACAGAGTTAATCTATGATAGTTAACCCACGCCTTTATTTGACGAGTACTTAACTTACTATCATCTGTAGTGTATCCACCCTCAGCGATATTCTTGATATTGTAAACAATCTCATTTAAAGTCATATTCTATTTTTTAAAAGAATGGGGGTAGAGAAATCTACCACCCAATCTAACGCAGGAAAAGAGAATCATCAACGCTTCTCAGCGGAGGTCTCGTTAATTTGTAACTGATACCTTGGATCTTCCAATGACAACATCATCTTTCTAACTGCAATATTTACTATTTCTTCTCCAGAATTTTTACCATAACCACCTAGGTTGTGACTACCTGTATGAGTAACTTCAGGAAGTTTTATGTATTCTAAATACACATTTTCTGTATTCCCTATCACCTCCATAACCAGACCTCTTAGTAATCCTACAGGATTTTTAGTGTCAGCCTTATGGAAAGGATTATCCTTAGCCGATGCATACTCTCCGTAACCCATTATGTTTATAGGGTATCCATTGTTAGCTGTATAAGCTCTTAATATATGGTATACAGGAATATTGGTAGGTAGTGTGATAACCCTAGAAGATTGAGCTAAAGAATCTGACTTATTAACCAAAGGCGCTATCTTCTCCATAGATTGAGCATCAGATTCTAAGGTGTTTATTAATCCCTTAGTGTATTCTAGTACAGCCAAATCCAAGAATTGATTCTTTTCTGTGTCTGTAAAATATGCCGTACCTGCCTTATCTAACAGGTTATCTATATGAGCGTATGCCTCTGTATATGTCATTACTTCTTAGCTTTTGCTTTTTTATTACCAGACATTTCTTTTCGCAATAATGCGTGAATGTCTTTATTATCTTTAAGCCACTGCACTACTTGGTCTTCTGTTAGACCTATAGTTTCAGTGTTATACTTATAAGTTCCATTTACAAAGTTAATCTTTTTTGCGTCAATAGCATGCTCAATAAACACTCTATAATCCTTATCTCTATCATTAATTATTTTAGAGAATCTATTAGGATCATCATTAGCCATTTTAATAACCTGAGCCTTAACAAACTCAATAGAATTATCTTTAGTTCTAATACCTGTTAGCTTACAGAAATCTAATACTTCTTTATCTGTCATTGCAACAGCAATTTGAATTGCCTCTGCTGATTCAACCATTGCTTCTGTAGAAATCATTTCTTGCTCTATGGTATCTTCAAAAATTAAATGCTGACTAATACCAGGATAATCCTTTAACCAATCGTGAACATGTTTATCATGCTCATCATTTAAATCAAAAACAGTGGCAGTGCTTCTCATAACAAAATCATATGACTCACCGTTTATATCTTTTAAGTCTCTTCTTCTACCTCGATCTTTTGGATCTTTATAGCTTGAACCTAAACCTAAATAAACAAATCTTTTGGGCTTTTTAACCCTTACAATAACTGGATGTTTCATTTTTCTCTTTTTTTAATTGTTGTTTGCGTTCTAATGGGGAGGATTACTCCTCCCACATATAGTATATAATCTTAGTGTGTAGCACTTAAAACACCACAAGACAAAGGATTACGAACAATAACTCCAGATTCAGACATGATTTGACATGTGAATGAGTCGTCACCGTTAGCAGCCAACATTGATTTTTGATCGTAAGGATTAACCATACCAGGAATGTATTTTTTCACATAGTTACGGTTAAGACCATCAGATCCTTTAGCAATTAACTGAATGTTAGGTACACCATCTACAGACGAGAAGTCTAAGAATACCATTTTACCAGACATAGTTCCACCAGAACCAGACCCACCAGCACCAGCTTCAGCACCAAAAGCATTAACATCATCAAATACTGGGCAGTAAGCAATAGTAAGTTTATTACCTAATACATAGTAAGATACAAAGTTAACACCTAAAGATACATCAGAACCAGTTTTCATAGACTGCATAGATCCGCCAGAAGCAGCGCCAGCAGCACCACTAACAACAGAGGCTCCAACAGAAATATCTTTCATAGCTCTGTGGAATTGGTATCGACCTTCTGTACCAGTAAATACTACCCATTCGTTTCCTTCAGGAGATTTAGCGTTACGAGAAAGCTCTGCAATAAATCGAGCTAGTTTGTCTTCTGTAAGACCTTCACCAGCATCACTACCAACATTGTAAGACATGCTAATAGATCCTTCGATTTGAGCTAAAATACCATCACCCATTAAAGCAGAAGCAGTACTATCAACAGTACCAGCTTGACCTGGGAAAGTATAAGCATCAGCAGCAGTACCAACGTTGTTTCTACCAAACCATCGTTGAAGCTCTAATTGATACATAAACTCATCAGTAAACAATTTCTCTGCAGTAAAGTACCACAATTTAGATCCATTGTTTTCAATCCAAGTTACATCAGTTAAAGCAGAACCTGTAATAGATTGCTTACGTCTGTTTAGTGTTAACCAGTTTTTATGAGTTTCTGGGTAAGCAGTGCTTTCAGATACAGAAGTACCTAAAGAACCTTCACCAAAAGCAGAACCTAAACGAGCAACAATAGCGCTATCTGCAAGTTCACTAGCTCCATAACCATTAGAGAATCTAACTTGATAACCCCACGCATCAGCTGTAGCAATTGTGTGACCTTGAAGTTGAGCAGCTAATGCTTGACCAACAGGCGGTTTATTAGTACCTGTTTTTACTGTTGAACCATCATCTTCTGTATGGCCAATTACAGTACCAACAGCATTACCAATCATTACTACGTCATTAATAGATAAATCTCTATTAAGAACAGGTAAAAGTACAGTTGTTGCAGATCCTGCTGCAGCTGAAATAGTTGTAATATCAGCTAATTTAATTTCACGATTTGAACGACCTAAAACTTTCCACTCGAAAGATTTATCGCTCATTACTTTTACGTTTGCATGACGACCTGTTCTTTCTAATAGGTACGTTAGTGCAAAACGAGGGTATTGCTGAATTAAAGTAGATCCAATCTCAGGATACTTTAACATAGCGCTTACCAACGAATTTGACGCTTGAGTTTCAACCCCAAACGATCCAGATGTTGTTTTCATTTTTTTTACAATTTAAAAATTTAATAATAATTTAAAATTGCATTTACTTAATTATACTTTTAAAACGTAACATTGACAGCATTAAAATTATTCTCCCATAAATGCTGAAGCATCGAATCCAGAGCCTGTTTTATATTTAGGCTTACTATTTCCTCTACCTCCTCTATTTGAAAGGTTGTCTAAGACACTACCCTTTCCGTCTTCAAAGCCTTGCGACCTCAACATATTCTGTATTTGCTTTCTGTTCTTCCATAAGAACGCTGCCTCCGCAACATTGGCATGAGACTTATATATGTCCTCATTGAAATTCCCAGTTGTTATATACTTATACAGATCTTTTCTTTGTTCTACTGTTACCTTGCCTCCAAGGTAGTTTTTAAATCCTTTTAACTCATTTTGCAAGTCTTTTCTTGCTTTTTCTTGAGCTTGGGATTTTTCTTGTACTTCTGACTCCTCTCTTTTCTTAACATTAGTTCTTTCAGTTCGAATAGCGTTTTTTAATTGCTTTCTAATCTTAAGAGCTTCGTGTTTAAGCATTCCAGAATCTTCCATCCTGTCTAATGAGTCATCAACATCATACTCATCCATACCTGTCGCTTTCATATCAGCAGCTAATAGCTCTCTGTCTGAAAATTGAAGGTATCCTTCGTACTTTGTAATTGTATCATTTTTAACTTCAGGCTCATTCTTTACCTTTAAAGCTTCAATGATGTCTTCCTTAGACGAACCCTCTAAGCCAAGCTGCTCTGCTACCGCATCCCAGTTAACCCCCTGATCCTCAACTACTTCCCCTTCAGGCTCTTCTTTAGGCTCTGACTGATCTTCTAAATCCCAATCATCATCCTTAACTTCTTGAGCTACAGTTTCCTCTTCTACCTCATTAACCTCTTCTGAACCCCAATCAAAATCTGAATCATCATCTTCTTCTTGTAGTACTTCAGATTCAACCTCATCTACCAGAGCTGTAGGCTCTTTTTCTGTAGATTGCTCTTCGTCAACATGACCTACTTTATCAACTAAGTCATCTAGTCCTGCAAAAGCGTTTGGATTAAATTCTTTAACCTCTTCGCTTAGTGTCTCTTTTTTTTCCATTGTCTCTTCCATTTTGCAATATTAAGCAATTTTTATCAATAATTCAAGATTTAATTTTTAATCTGACCTTTTAACTGCCCTTCCATTTGATTTAAAGCTGCGTCTGCACGTTTAGATCCATAAGTATCATCTGATAGTATCTCGGCAGTTTCAAGCTTCGATTGATGCTGTATTTCAGCAACCTTGATTCTGGTTTCGTTATCTAGTTGATTCATTTCAACTTCTATTTGTAACTCTCTTTCTTTAGCTTCAGCCTCTGCTTGAGCTTGCTCTTGCATGCCTTGCTGTTGTTGAGCTTGCATTTCTTTAGCAGCTTCTAAACCTCTTTCTAATATATGCTCAGCTTCTGTTAACGTATCAGATTTATAAATTCTAATTACATCTAACATATCTATCTGACCACCTTGTAAAGCTGATTGTGCTAATTGAGATACAGCAGCTTTCATTTGCTCATCCTTACCACCGTCACCTAAGAATACTCCGTAGTCATTAAGAGATACATCTGGCAGTATAGATATAAACTTATATGTTCCATCGCCAAATACCGTAGCAGTCTTCTTACCTTCAGCCCACGCAATCTTCATTAGATTAGCACAACGCATTAATACGTCTTGCTTAACCATGTCATGTGACCAGAACCAAGATCTAGTAATCGTAGCAGACTGTACTACAGCTCTCTGCTGATTACCTACCTGTTCATACTGCTCAATCTGACCTTCTCGTTGTTTAGTTACACCTGATACTTGACCAGCCATATCTTCTAACATCACTTTTAGGTTTATAAGTTGCTGTACAGAACTAGATAGCGTAAAGTCTATTTGTTGGAACTGATTAAAGGTTTGAGCCTGTAATCCTTCATCCTTAGAGTTTATAGGGATAATACCATCATTCTTAATGTGGTACATTATATCCTGCATATTCATTCCAAGATTAGCTGGCATTTGAGCTACATCGTAGACCACTGCCTTACCACCTGAGCGAGCCATAGACAATTCTATGTGATACATTACAATATTGTAAAGCATCTGCACGTTTTTAAGTAGGTCTACCATAGAAACAGGACTTCCAGTTGTATGATTTCTTACGCAACCAACATAACTTAAATTAGCAGCACTAGGATCATCTAAAGAGCGTATTTGATTAGGAACTCGCTGACAATTAACCATAATCGAACCACCAATCTTTGTAGCCTGCCAAATGTCATCAACAACAACCTTACGAATCTTTTCACCTTTACGCTTCTTGTATTTATCAGAAACCATCTTCCTAAATGGCTTATCATTATCATGCTTATTAGGGCTTAATTTGTATTGTATCTTTTTTAAGGATCTCCACTCAGCGTGAACCACCTTAACTCTCATATCCCCACCGTCACCTTTAGAATACCAGTTTGCATACTCAGAATAAAGGTCTGTATTATTTTGTTTAGAGATAGACTCTATTAAGTTTATTTGCTTATCATCAAGTTGATCTCCGAACTCGTCTATTATATCATTTGGTGATAACCATCTTTCCTCTGTAATCCAGTTAGCCTCACTTAAATCATCTGTTTCGCTTGATAAATCATAAGCAAAAGATCTTGGATCTACACGTCTTACTTGTGGATCTCCATCTTTAATTTCTATTCTATAACATTCTTTACCTGTAATAAGTAAATCTCTAAACCCTTCCTTGAATCTATTCTTTATTTTATATCTATTAGTTAGAAACTCTAATCCATCCTGAACAGACTCCTCTATAGATTCTCTATAGTTGTAACGCATAAACGTATCTATATCGTCTGGGATTGGAATCTCCTGACCTTCGGTATTCGTCTCCATACCTAGGTTTTTCATTTCCTCTTTTACTTCTTCTAGAAGCTTGTTCATAACCATAGTTACTTTATGGTCTTCCTTTCTATTGATAGCCTCTTGATTTATTGTAACTACCTTAGTATCTAAAGGTCTGTGAAGATCTTCACCTAGTAATAAATCTATCTTTGGCTGTACTATAGGGTAATTAACTAGTCGAGCTGGGTAGCTATAACCGTATTGCTCTGTAAGGTATTTATAATCCTCACGATCAAACCTTCCATTATACACATCATAGTTTCTTATATCTTTTGCTCGATGACCACTTTCTATGCTTGACAAATGACCTGTACTACCAACTATTGCATCAAGCATTTGTTCGCACCACTTCTCATTCTTTTTCGAGTCTGGTATTAATTGACTAGGAAAGTTCCTCATTATCTTGTATATTTAATTGGCGTACCATTACTATCATATTTATAATATATAAATCCACTCTCTTTTATTGTTTCCCGTTCTCTATCTTTTACTTCAATTGCAAAGTTATCATTTTCATGGATAAGACACAAACCAAAAGCTACAGCTCTATCTGTATTGCGCGAACCCCAGTCGCATAGCTCATCCAACAAGTCTATAAACCATATATCATCAGCCTTTTCCTTTATGTAATCATACATTAAAGACTCCATATACGCCTTAATTTGCTTATTCATGTGGACTCCGTAATTGTTTCTAGTCTTAGTTCCAGGAGAATGTGCGCTACGAGGTTTCGTCTTTAAGTACCTCTGAGCCTTGTTTCTAAGGAAATAATCTAGTATACCAATCTTAGTGTATTCTACCAACATTTGAGCGTTGTAATATACGGCTAATTTTAGACATCCCTCAAAAAACATGTCAGCAGTTTCAGGTCTATCTGTATATTCTGCTATTGGAAGCCTGTATGGTACGTTAGTATTCTCTATTCTACGGAATATCATAGCGCATCCTAAAGATGGCGCTGCACCAGCCTGATCTTGATCATAACTATCAATACCTCCAATATCTAAGCCAGACAAATTAGTCTTAGGATGGTGTAGTATTTTATATGGTCCGTGTGGGTGTGGAGTAAACTTAACCTCATGAGTCATACCTTCATCGTTTATCACCCAATCAAGATGACCTTTAGTGATATGCTGCTCAGGATCTTTAAGTTCTTGAACACGGCCTCTTTGCTGATTAAGCAATGCTATATCAAATCGTGAACCTTTAGTTTTTAGGAACGCTTCTTGTATAGTTAAGGGGTAATTTTGTAAATGCAAATTATACGCCTTACTATCTCCACCACCTTCTAATATCTTATTACGTTCACCCTCTATGTACTCATAAGCTTTCTGTTCGTCATCAATTCCAGTCTTAGGACTAAAGAATCCATGTAACGCTCTTGACGCAGGAATAAACATAGGAATAAGATTAAATGCGTCTGCATTATAATACATATCCATAAAGTCAGCAGAAGCTGCGTCAATATCCCCACCTGTTCCACCAACAACAGGCACCCCATACTGCAATGCCCCATCCATAAAACACGCTTTAGACGACATGTATGCATTCTTCAATCTCTTAAACTCCCCTGCTTCTTCAAATATCATTATAGATAAACGCTCACCCTTGTATACTTCAGGATCATCCATAGTTCTACAGTGTATAACAGACTGATAACCGCCTATCTCCCAACGCCCCTCAGCGTTCTTCTGCCTATACCCTGCCCGTAATACATCCTTAGTATCCTTCAACCATCCATGCCGAAAATTTGGATGTTGATTCATCAACCCCTTTTTGACTTTATCAAAAAACGAGTGTGCTGTAACCCCTAGCCCAGCCGCAATTCCGACCTCGGAATGCGGAAAGAATGTAAATTCATGCGCAACCAGCCCTGAGTTCATATAAGAGAATCCCTTATCCCTAGCCTTTATCACTATCATTCCTTTACCTTCTCTCCTACATGTATCAAAGAGCATAAAGTACTCCTTATCCATATCCCGATACCAAGGGTATATAAGGGTCTTACGATTTGAATCACTCCCATCATTACCAAGTATCATATAATAATTAAGATACCAATAATAATTTCCAGGAATCCAATCACCTCCTATCGGCTGAAAGCCGTGTATGCATCTATGCATTTCCTCTTCCCAGTAATCTTGATATACAAGACTGTCTGCGTCTAGATTTGGGTGCCCGTGATTAGGTATAGGCCTGTAAGCCTGTACGTCAAAATTCTTCTTAGCCATTAAGCATCTTTTAGTCTAACAGCTCTATCCTCTAAAAAGCTTAGAGTCTGTTCACCACTAATTGTTTTTCTCTCTCCTCTACGTTCTATAGCCTCTAATAAAACTGTTCTAGTTCCTAAGAGCTTCTCTATACCTATCATAACCTTCTGCAAGTCCTCAGCTGTCTCCTGATCTAAATGCCATTCATTAATAAGTGTAGTATACTGGTCTATCTTCTTATTAAAAGCTTCTAACTGATCATCTAAAGGATCTCTCTGTAGTTTTCGATACTTCTCTATACCTGCTTGTATCAAAGGATGTTTATTGTCAGCCCAGGAGGGCTTCCCAAAGATGTCTGTGGCTATCTGCCTATTTCGATCCTTCTCATTCAAGTATCTATAAGGCGAATCATAATCCTGACTCAAAGCTATAAACCTCATTGCCTTCTCACCTAACTTCTTTTCCTTTAATATCTTCTGGAACTCTGGAACACCTAGTACCCCATTATCCTCATCAGCAACACCCTCTCCTTTCTTGCTTATCTTCAATAAATACATCTACCTCTTTTCTAGTTTGTATTTAAGCATAAAGCTCCCTATTTCAATGCCATCTGAATAACCTACAGGAACCTCAACCTCTTCATAGTCGTTTGTGCTCTCATTATAATATATATAATTCAACGTCTCTACTATAGGATCATTAAAGTAAATACCTCTACTCAATATTTTATAATCGTTATCTATCAACCAAGTGTCAATCTCATTATCTACCGATATATTAGGAGAGAACTCCGAGAAGTCCGCAGTAGCATACTCCAACTCTAACTCCCCCCATTCATTTCTGACTATATCCCCATAAGGAGTGTCTATATAATTCTTCAATATTTCTTTTATTTTAGGCATTACTAATAAGGGTTCTTTGGATTCATTCGGGCTTTGCACTTTTTACACTTGCAACCCTTTTTACATTTCTTCATTAGCTTCTAGTTTTAAGTCTTTTCCTTGTTCTTTCTCTCTTCGTTCTCTTACCTTCCTTTTTGGCAACAAACTTTTCTTTATACTTTGTTGTTGTAACACCCCTCCTGTTAGTTTTAGTCTTTTCCTTTACCTTCGACTTAGTAGTAGTACCGTCAGACCCAGTGATAACTGTGGTGCTTTTATACTTATTCTTTGTTTTAGTCTTTTTCCTTCTAGTCTTTTCCTTGTCTTTACTCGTGGTTGTAGTGCTTACTAAATATTTAGTATTGACTGAACCGCCATATTTATTCTTCATAGTTGTATTGTTTTAGCAAATATAATAATTTTTTTTATATGTGAGGGAGTGAAGCCCTATCATGGACACCCCGTGCTCCACCCAAAACTTTAGCCTACGGCATCTATTCTATCAAAAATCAATTCATTTTCTAACCTAATACACATTATTATGTCATTCAAATCAAGACTAAAGCAATCAGTAAAAGATTACGGAACATCAACTAAGTGTGGAATAAAAGTAGCATATCACATGGCTAAAGGATCATCAGTAGATGAACTAAACAAAGCAGCACAACCAATCGAAGAGATATTAATGAACTCTCAACGAATGAAAGACGCACAGAAAGTAGGATTAGCAGTAGGAGCAGCAATGTGGACTGGTATTATCTGTGCTATCGTAGACTAATAAACTAACCTAAATAAACTAAACAAAGTAAAACCATTATGAAAAACTGGATCTTATTTATTACATGCAAAGTACAACAAGTAACAGACAAACTAACTGGTACTAAAAGAAACGAGTTTACCTGCCCAAAGACAGGAGAAACAGTAAAACTACCGTTTTAAACGAGTGTAAACGAGTGATACACTCTCAATACCCCAAATATCACTCAAAAATCAATCATTTAATCACAGAACTATTATCTACAATCACTGACCAGCAGTACGGTGCGGAAAAGAGATTTATCTCATTCTACCCGTTGTAAACAGTGCTATGTATTTAGTAGTTCGTTTAATCATTGGAGGACAAAACCATGACAAAAGAAATCAAAAACGTAATCGTAAGCGGTTACAAAGTAGTAAAGTATGTATTTAAACATTCATTAGCTACAAGTAGAGCGGAAGAAATTAAGTATGAAATACTAACGGTGTTTCACTACAAGAAAGCAGAATATTTAATCAAGAAACTAATCAAGTAAACAAATCCTCTTGAAGACGTAGGTCTTATCGTGTTCATTACACTAAAGAGGAACTAACCAAATGGAGACTGAACTACCTTAGTGTTCTACCACAAGATGACAAAATCAAGTCAAAAATCAATGTTCGAAGAAGCAAAAGAAATGTTTAACTCTGTTAAGTCAGAAGTTAACAAACAAGTGCACCACT